TTCGATGCCGGTGATGTCCGCGCCTTTCAGCACGACGTTGCCTTTCAGCGACACCTCGGTCTCGCCCGAAAAGCTCACGCCCTGCAGCTCGCCGATCACCGTCTGCGTGATCGACACGCGCAGCGGTGCGAAGTTGCCGGCCGCGCGCCGTTCGCCCAGCAACGCGGCCAGGGCCTCAATCGTCATCATGTCAGCAGTCTCCCTTTCTGGTTTTCGTCGATCAGCGTGGCGAGCGTGTTGGCGACATCGGCCAGCGTCGCGGTGGCCGGGTCGAACGCGGTTGCGGCGGTGTACGCCGCCAGCGTGATCGCGGCGCGCGGCTCCTGCGCGATCAGGCCCGAATTGGCATAGGCGAGCGCTTCCTGCATCGTGTCGAACGCGACGATTGAAATGCCGCCGATTTCGACCACCGACGTTGCGCCGCCGTTGAAATGATAGAGCGAACTGGTGCGATCGACCGACTCGGCCTTGAGGATCTGCGTATAGGTGCGCAGCGTCGTCGAGCTGATCGCCATTTGCCGCCCGAAGGTGTAAAGCCCGCTGATCTGCACCGACACCGTCGGCCCGCTCACCTTGCGCGCGACATACTTCACGACGAAATATTTGTTGGCGGGCAGCGTCACCGATGTCGTCGGCAACAGCGTCTGGCCGTTGTCGATCGTCAGCCGCTGGACCTTGTCCATGCCGGGCAGCGCCGATCCCGCCACCGTCGTCGTGTTGCGCAGCACCGATCCGGTGAACGCGATCGGGCTTTGCGCATTCTTGACGAACAGCACGGTGCCACCGCCCGCGCCGAAACCACTCGGCACCGGCATCGCATAGCAGGGCGCCGCCAGCGACGTTTCGTTCAGCACCGCGCCGATCGAATAAGTCAGCCCGTCGACCTGGCTGTTGAACGACCGCGCCATGTGATGCGCCAGCGTCGCGTTGTTCGTCAGCTCGCAGTTGACGACGTTGGTCAGATCGCAGCCGATCGTCGTCACGTTGCTGCCGTCGAGCACCATCGGGCCGGGGCACGAATTCGAAATGACGATGCTCGTGGTGTTCAGTGCATACAGATATTTCGGCGCGCGCGTGTTGCCGTCGGGCGTCGTCACCGACGTCGCGGTGTAGTTGTTCTCGATATACTCGCCGTCGATCAGGAAGTGGGGGAAGCCCCCGGCGCTGTTGCAGTTGCGGAAATAGTGGCACCAGCCGGGGATGCCCTCCAGAATGCGGTCGCGCTGGTTGAACTGGCAGGTGCCGATCACGCTGCGGCCGTCGATATAATTGCTGGCGATCTGCGCGCCTTGGCAATTATCGCCGACCAGAAACGCCGTGCCCGCGTGCATCACGTCGCCCGAGCCGCCGCCGCCGACGCCGACATTGGCGGTCACGAACAGATGATAATTCGCCGATCCGAACTGGCAGTTGCGCGTGTAAAGGCCGATCGACCCCCACGGGCGATTGATGCACTTGTCGTGATTGCTGAACCCGACGCGATCGAACACCGTGCGCCCGGTGTATTCGGCGCCCGCCGTGTAGCTGGTCGGCCCGAACTGATAGCCGATGCCCTGCCGCGTGCCGGTCCCCACGACCGACAGGTTTTCGACAACGGCGAAATCCCACCCGCCGCCGTTGGCGGTCGAGGTCAGCGCGATGCCAGTCGCCGATGTGGGGTTGATGACGGCTGCGCCAATGCCCGATCCGATCAGGCCGTTGGTGCGGCTGGGGATCGTCGCGGCGGTGTAGGTACCGGGGGCAAGGTGCACCACGCCATTGCCCAAGGCGGTGATCGCGCTGCCGAGCGTCAGGTAACTGACCGTCCGCCGCAGCGACAACAGAAATTCGGCAAGCGACTTCCTGATGCCGCCGCTGGGCTTGTAGCCGGTCAGCGCCGCGCCATCGTCGCCCGCCAGGTCGCTGCGCAGCGGATCGGCTCGGCGAAAGCCATTCCCATTTCCGTCCAGTCCAGACGTGTCAGGATGTGCGTCGACATAATCCTGATCGACTGCCGTATCGCGAACATAGCTTTCGGCCTGATTGGCGATCCAGATTAAGTCGGTCCCGTCGGGAACGACTTGGGCGGAAAGGTCGGACAGAGACGAATAGGTGGCGTTAGAGCCGCCGGGACGGCCGGCAAGTGGACGGGGCGTCCCCCAACCGGTTTCGGTTTTCGGTCCGTACTCAAGCTGGGCGTCGCTGGCGATGTCGCGGTAGAACTGGCCGACATCGCCGATGTCGTTCGGCGGCGGCCCTTCGCCGGAGAGCGGATAGAGCGACTGCGGCGAGGTGATATCCTCGGCGAGGGCGACAAATGCCACCTGCGCGCCCGGCTGCAGGTTGATCGCGGAGCCACCGTCGCTGGAAAAATTGGGCTGGCGGAGAAACTGGTTTCCTGACGAAAAATAGGTCCCGCGCCCATATTCAAAGGCGGCATTCTGCCGAATAGAGTAGCTGTAGACTTCGCCGTTGGAGAGCGCTTCAACGCCACGATACCCTTCGATCGCACTGCCAAGCTGCAAGGCGCCCGAGCCAGTGTTCAGGATTGCAATCTTGACGTTGTTGACGAGTTTGGCTGCCATGCTCGCTGCTCGCTCCCTGTAATCATCAGGATAGGCAGCGGTCGTCAGTCCCCAAATCCGGGCACGATGGGCTTGGGCACGCAGCGACAGTTGATCAGTTGACCGGGATGGACCGGGCCTTCGCCGTCGCCGAAATCGTGGCCTGCCGCGATGTCATAGACCTTGCCAGAAAAGGCGACATGCTCGGGGCGCGGCGTTTTCCCCCCGGCACTGTGCAGCCAGATTGCCTGCTTCACCCCGAGCTCGAGATGACGAACGCGGGTCATGGCCGCCGTCGCCTTGTTGTTCTGGTCGCGCGCGATGAGCGCAGCGCGGCGGCGGGTGACGCCGTGACGGGCTGTCAGCTCATTGGTGAGGCTAGCGAGGTCGCGACCCTGCGATACCGAGCGCATGACGGCCGCCTCGACCTGAGTGAGGTGTTGCTCGGCGATCGAGCGGATAAGCGCGACATTCTCGGCGCGCACGGCGGCATAGGCATCGCGCATGGCCGGCGTCATCCGGAAGCGTACCGACATGCCACCCCGGCGCAGATCGGCGGCGAGCGTGCGGTCGCAGCGGTCGCGAACCTGCGTGCTGAAATAGTCGGCGAGGCGAGGGGCAAGTTCGTCGAACCTGGCAAGCCATCGGCGGGCGAGGCGGCCAAGCGCGGTCTGTAGCAGGCGGGCCGGGGTTTCATCGGCGGCGAGAAGCGTCACCTCGGGGCTGTTGCGACGGTATTCGGCGGACAGCCAGTGCAGGAGACTGCGGTGCATCTCATCGATCAGCGCCAGCATGCGGCGCTCGTACTTTTCGCGGATCGGCGCGGCGGGACGGATCGGGGTGAGGGTGCGCGGGGGCATCACGCCGCCTCGCTCAACGGCTCCTCAGCCTCGGTGGACAGATCACCCCCTTCCTCGGTTGCGGTGTCGCCCATCTCGGGCGCCGGCCCCGACAGATCGACGCCGTGATAGAGACTGGTTTCATCCTGACGCAGCCGTTCGCGCGCTTCCTCGGGATCGACGACGCCCGCGTTGATGTAGGCGACATCGGCGTCCGCGTCGGACTTACGGATGTCGGCCTTGTCCTTGTCCGACATCTCCCAAAGGTCTTCGAACTCAAACCGGACCTCGGGATCGATCTTGCCGAACAGCGACAGCTGAATGACGTCGATCAGGATCCGCAGCGGCTCGCCCAGCGTCTTTTCCTGATAGGCCTTGACGGCGGCGTAGAAGGACCGGACCTCGCCGTCGCTCGACGCGTTGAGGCCCGACGGCGTCACCCCGAGCAGGATCACCAGCGGGATGCCCGACACGCTCGACAGCTGTTCGAGCGCCTGCGCTTGCAGCTTGTCAAGGCCCGCGATCGGGACGGCCACGTTCTCCAGCGCCTCGCTGTTCTTGTCGATCACCATGGCGCCGCGGTTGTCGCGCGTTGCGTTGAACAGATCGACGCGCGCAAAGAGTTGATCGCCGGAACCGCCAGACAGAGTGTCCTCCATGTTGGTCGCCAGCACCATGGTCGAGAAGCTGTGCGTCATGTCGCTGACCGACTGGCGGGTGCGCAGCCAGTTATCGACATAGGGCTTGGCCATTTGCGACAGGGCAAGGCCGCCGAACGCATAGGCCGGTTTCAAAATATCAGGCACCTCGCGACCGACAAAGGTGAGCATCCGCGAGGCATGGACGGTCTTGCCGTACACATACCAGGCGGAGGGCCGGTAGAAGTCCTGCGCCAGCGGGTTGGAGGTGTTGTACCCGCCGGGATAGCTCCAGATCGGCTCGACGGTCTTCAGCGCCTTGAGCGGGCGTTCCGGGCTTACCTTGCGCGAATCGATCGCCAGCGGAGCGCGCAGTTCATCCGGTTTGTCTGCGTCGCCGAAGTCCATGAACAGCTGCGACCGACCGAAAAAGCCGTCCTGCTCCGCGACCTCGTTGAACGCCGAGCGGACGCGCAGCCGTTCCATTTCGGCTTCGATAGCCTTGACGGTTTCGTCCGGGCCGGTGAGCTTGATCCACTTGCGGGTGGCGTGCTCCGCCCATTTCTCCACGATCGACCGGTATTCCGCGCGCTGCGACAGCTCGGCGAGATAGGGATACCCCAGAAACCCCAACCCCTCGTGATATTGTGTCGCCGCCGCCCATGTCGTCGCCGTCGAAACCGGAGGGGCTTCATCCATCGCGATTGCGCCCGCAGGCCGGACCCCGGGTGGCGGGGTGTAAGGCCGAAAGGTGGCGTCGCCGTCAAAGGCCCGCCCGTGCCCGCGTGCGGCTTCCCAGCGTGCCCGCTCGCTGATCCGGAGTTCGCGGGTGGCAGTCTCGGTCGGCGCGGTTCCAGCAAACAGCGCGCGCCCGGCAGAGCGGATGCGATCGATGATCATGTTCGCCTGTCTGTGCCCTTCGCCTAACCCGTAATCCCAGATTAGCGGGGCGGGGCGGGGCGCCAGAAATCAGGCGCGGCGGACGGCGTCCGGGGCAATCACCATGCGGCGGCGCGTTCGGCCGGCGACAATCACCACGGCGTCCGCACAGTTCGGCGAGCGGACGCCATCGGGCGCCTTGTCGATCACGATCTTGCCTTCCGCGTTCAGACTGTACGTCGCCTGCGAAAGTTCGCCGGTCAACTTGTCGAGCAGCGGCAGGTCACGAGCGAGCGAGATGATCATCGAGGCGTCGTGTTCCATGCCCTGCGTCGCGCGCCAGCTCTGCTCGAATCGCCGACGCAACCCCCACCAGCGTTGCGCCTTGAGGTTCTTGAAGAAGTCCTTGTTCGCGCGCCCGGGCACATCCTGCGCGTCGGGGTTTTCGACCGCTCCGGATCCCCGATGAGGCGTGACGGTCAGGGCGCGCAAGGCCCTTCCTTCGACCATCCCGCGCTGCGCCCGCTGCTCGTTGATCACGCGCGCGTCGCCGCGCACCCCGGCGCCCAAGCCGTCGGCGTCGTAATCGAACCCATCAAGGCCAAGCCCGTCGGCGATGAAGAAAGCGCGCTGCGTTGTCGCGAAGATGTCGCTGCCCCGTCCCGACCATTCCTCGAGATGGTCGATCAGAATGCCGGTCATGCTGGCGAAAGCGTTCATGTCAACGCCCTCATCGGCAACATCGAGCGCGCCGCGCCGCTGGCCGGTCGGCTCGATCCCCAGCCGTTCGTGCAAGCCGATCGCCGCCTGCACCCATGCGCTCGGAATGACGACGCCGGTCACCGAGGCGGAGAAGTCCATGTCGACTTCCTGCGCCAGCGTCACCGGGTCGAGTTCGGCCTGTTGCTTGGCGTACCACGCTTCGTCCTTGCGGGGATCGTCACGCCAGTGAAACCGGAACACACTCTCGGCGGGCCATTTCAGGACCTTGGTCGCGAACGGGTTGGCAAGGCCATTCGGCGTCGAGATACCGATGCGGCAGTTCGTCGTTTGCGACAGCGCGGCCTCAGTCGTCTCCGGCCGGGCGAGGAACGCCTCTTCGTCGAGAAAGTACAGGCCCGTTCGCGCGCCGCGGCCGATCTCGTCGCCACCTTCGCCCGCAATCGTGGAGCCTGTCGTCGGGAACCTGATCAGGCCCTCGATGCTGTGTGCCCTCGCATTCCAGCCGCCAGTGAATTCGGCAGGCAACATCTCAAGGAACTTGCGCGCTTTCCAGAACAGGGTCTTGGGGTCGCCGAGCTTGTCGACCAGCTCGAGTTTTCTCGAGCCGAAGCCGATCGCCATGTCGTCGTGAAACAGGCAAAGCGTGTCCGCGAGAGCGACGGCAAGCCATGACAATCCCATGTCGCGGCTTTTGGGGCAGACACCCGGTCGCCGGGCCTGCCAGCGCTCGACAACCCAATCGATCCACTCGCGCTGGCGCTTGAACAGCAGAAACGGGACCATTGCGGGGCGCCCGACTTCGATGTTTCGCGGGTCGTAGGTCATACCCCAGTCGTTGATGAAATCGGCGGGGTGATCGCGATACCAGGCCCGGACACCGGGCAGCAGCGAGGGGTTGTCGCGCAGCCGCTTCAGCCGCTCTATGCGCGCCTGAAACACCAGCGTGTAGTCGGGGTTGCTCCAATCGAAGTCCACGGGCTCACAGCCCCTTCAGCATCGCCTCATAGGCCTTTGCAGCGTCGGGACCGTCGCCGGGGTCAACCTTCGCCGTCGCCACCGCAGCGCGCAAATCGACCTTGTCGGTGAACATGCCGAGATGGCGCGCCAAGCTCACAAGCGCGGCTTGCTTGTCGTGGAACTTGACCTTCAGCCCGCCCTTATCGGTCTGGCTGATCTCGGCAATCGCAGCCGCAGTGTCGTCGTCGATCCGGTCGCTATCGACAAGCTCGACCTGGTTCGTGATGGCGTGCCGGACCTCGCCGGGGCCTTCCTCCATGATCTCGTCGAGCGAGCGTTCATCGGGCGCGGCAACGGCAACATCGGTGCGCCACGCAACTGCCCGGCGGATGTCGGAAAACCCGATCTTGGCCAGTTCGGCGATGACCCGGTCCTGCGTCACCTCGGTGCGTTTTACCAACTTCTGGCGCGCTTTGCTGACAGCTTCGCAAACGGCAACATTTCCTAACAGTCTGGGGCCTTGGACGTGCGCGGTCTTCGGGCTGTACCCGGCGCGGATAGCCGCCTGTGTCGCGTTCAGGTCGACCAGGTATTCCGCGACGAACAACTCCTGCCTTGGCGTCAGCGATGATGCGGATTTCTCGGTCATAATCTCAAACTATCCTGATCATGGGTCCCCCGGAAATCCGGGCGACGGGCGACAATTTCGGCATCACGACCTCGCCCCGACGCGGAGGCGTTCGCGCTCGGCCAGCCATTCGGCCCGATACTCGCGAATGCCGGCGTCGAGGTACTTGAACGAATGGATCGCGCTGCCCCTCGCTTCGGCTCGCGCGACGACGGACTTGGCGCCCTCGATGACGTGGAACTTGAAGTCGAAACCCTCGGCAAGCCACTGGCGCAGGGCTTGGCGATCCGGTGCGGCAACCGGGCGGGTGAGGTTGATCGTGTCCGCCAGCAGACGGCACTGCTGCTCGAACTCCGAAATCGGCAATTCACGCCGCACGTCCGGGCTCGCGCGCGGTGTAAAAGGACTGCCGTTGTTATTGCTTTCTAGCTTCTGGCTTCTGGCTTCTGGCTTCTGGGGCTTATCCTTTTGGTTGGGAGTTTGGATATCCTCTTGGTTATCCAAACGCGGACTAACCCCTTGTTTTTTAAGGCCGGGGTTTCCTCCTCTCTGACCGTTTTTTGCCAGTGTCTTTCGGCGGTTTTCGTCGCGGATCATGCGTCGCGAGAAGATTGCGCCGTCTTCTGAGCGGCTGAAGACGTTTCGGCTTTCAAGCTCTTTGACGGCTCGCTTTACCTCACCTACCTCCATGCCAATCAGGCGCGCCAACGTGCTATAGTCGAGCGGCTTTCCGGCTAGGACGAGATGTCCGTAAGGTTCCGCCTCATGCATGAGGCCGATCATTTCCATCCACACATACCGAGCGATCGGAGAGCATGCGCGCACAAGCGGGTCCGCCCTCCAGTCGCTGGGATACCATTTCATCCAGGGATTACCGGCCATCGAGCCACACCTCCACGGGATGATTGAATTTGCTGATATTGCAGGGCCGACAGGCCACCGTCAGATTGGACGGGCAATTGCTGCCACCGCGCGACCTTGGAACGATGTGATCGACCTCAAACGGGCCTTCCTCCGAACCGCAATAGGTGCAGCGCAGCCCATCCCTTTCGAAAACAGCCTTGCGCGCGGCCGACCATGAAATGGCCGTCGCGAGCAGCTCGTCATCGGTCATATCGCGCGCGATCTGCCGCAAGGCGCGCTTGACGTGAGCGCGCACCAAAGCGCGATCAAAAATGCAGCCGTGGCGATCCCTGGAGAAGACACCCCATTGCTCAAGCTCACCAACCAGCCTTGCAGTCTCCGGCTCCGATGCTCCCACAAGTCGCGCTAGGTCCGCGGGATCAAGGGGCCGGCCATTCAAAAGCAGAAAGCCCGGCCGATCGGATTTGGCGGCTAAGCAAAGCATTTCCATCCACAATCCACGGGCCGCGAGGCTGCACATCCGCAGCTTCTCGTCGGCCCGCCAGTCTTGCGGGTAGAACTTCATCCAGGGCTCTTTTGCCGCCTTGCTCACAGCCGCCCCCAATCGCTTGAGCGCACCGCCTGATACGGCGCCAGATATTGAACCTGCACGCGCCCGGTTCGGCCGTTGCGGCGCTTGGCGAGGATCATCTCGAGCTTGCCCTTCGCAGCGGCGACGCGTTCCTCGTGGGCTTCCTCGTTTCCCGGCTTCGGCTTGGCCTGCGCGAGATAATATTCCTCGCGGTAGAGGAAGACCACTGCGTCGGCGTCCTGTTCGATCTGGCCGCTGTCGCGCAGGTCGGCGAGCATCGGGCGCTTGTCGTCGCGCTGTTCGACGGCGCGGTTGAGCTGGGCAAGGGCGATCACGGTGACGCCGAGGTCCTTCGCCAGCGCCTTCAGGCCCTTGCTGAAGTGCGCCACGACGTCGTTCGTGGACATGCCTCGTTCGGCTTTGGTCGGTGCCATGAGGGTCAGGTAATCGACGATCACGACCGAAAGCTTCTGCCCCTTGGCTTCGAGGCTGCGCTTGGCACGGCGGGCGCCCAGTTGGAGCCGTCCCAGCGTCATCGCGCTGCGATCGTCGATCCGCACGGGCCACGACGCCATGTGCTGCTCCGTCGCCTTCAGCACGGCCCAATCGGCATTGTTGAGGCGTCCCTCGACCAGATTGTTGAACGGAAGCCACTGGCCGGGGGCAACGCAGGCGGCGTCGGAGATCATGCGCGTCGAAATGTCGGTCGCGGACATCTCGAGGCTGGCATAGAAAACCCCATGTCCGCGCTGCGCCAGACCATTGGTGAACGAGCAGGCAACGGCGGTCTTGCCCATGCCCGGCCGTCCGGCGACGATCACCAGCTGTCCGGGTTCGAAACCGCCGATCATGGCATCGAAGTCGTAAATGCCGGTCGTGGCGCCGACGCGGCCTTCGTTTTCGACGATGCTCTCGATCCGCCTGATCGCGCCCTTGATGCCTTGCGCCATGTCGACCATGCGCGCTTCGTCGCGACGGCCGGCGGCTGTCACCAATGCGCCGTCGGCTTCGTCGACGATCTCCGCGATCGGTCGGTAGCCTTGATCGGTGTAGTCGGTGACCTTGGCGATGATGTCGGTGAGGCTTGCGCACAGACGACGGCGCGCGGCCAAGTCCGCGATCTGCTCGGCAAAGTGCCGGTACCCGATCAACCCGGCGCCGGAGCCGGTCAGCTGCGCGAGATAGCTCGGGCCGCCAAGCTTCGCGATGCCGGGATCGTCGGCGAACCGGCTGCGCAGCGTCACCGGCGTCGCTGCGCGTCCTGCAGCTGTTTCGATCGTGATGCTTTCGTAAATCCGGCCGTGCACCGGCTCGACGAAGTCGGCAGGCGTCAGCAGGTCGGCCACGCGATCGACCAAGCCGTTCTCGATCATCAACGCGCCGAGCAACGCCGCCTCGGTCTCGATGTTGGCGAGCATGTTCTGTTCTACGGGTTCCTGCATCGCCAGCATCATTTCGCCCATGCGAGAAAAAGGTCGCGCCAAACCGCCCAGGCACGCGCCACGGCCTGCTGGTGGGCGACATCGGTCAACAGCGCGTCGTCGGCTTTCTGCGCCTCGATCAGCGCGATGTAGCGGCCCCATGCGTCATCGACCGCGCGGCTCGTCGGCAGGGCGACCACGTTGCTCACCGGGCGCTCTCCCGCCTGATCGTCGCGGCAATGCCGCCGATACGGCGCGCCTCGGCCTCGGCGGCGCTGACGTCGGCAAAGGGCATATTGCCCCACTGGCCAGCAAGCGACAGGCGAGCGCCGGGAAGGCGCGGCGACGTTGACACGGTGAAGACTGGGGCGGGCTTCATGAAATCGGCTCCACGGCAACGTAGAGCCCCGGCGCGACGCCATAGCGCTTGTCCATCGTGAGGCGCGCGACCTGGCTGTCATCCGCCCAGACGACGCCGTTGAGGCCGTCGCCAACCGCCTTGGCGATGTTGTCGAGGTCGGGCTTGCCGGTGTGCGCCAGCAGGCCTGTTTCAGCCGCCGCGCGCTGGCGCTTCGACCATGACTTCGGGATCTGGAAAGTCGCGGTGATCGCGATCGCAACAGGTCCTTCGATCGGCGCCCGGCCAGCCATCGCCTGTTGTCCGGCAATCGCGATCAGCCCTTCATAGGCGACCGTCTTTGCCGGGGTATAGGCGCGCGCGAAGCCGCGCCGCGTGGTAATGCGGGGACGACCTTTCGCTTGGGGCTGGCCGGGGACGACGAAGGTGATCATGCGGCTTCGTCGTATTCTTCGCCGAGGTTCGGGAACTTGGGCTGATCGGCGTCGATTTCCGGGCCGCCGCCTTCGTTCATAAAATCCTCGGCGCCCGAGGTCACGACCAGCACTTCGCGACCGCAGGCCTCATGCAGCGCGGCGACGACTTCGCCTTGGCTGGGCAGCTTGAGCTTTGCCTCGACGCCGTCCTTTTCCTTGTACTCGACCAGCTTGGCGACGAACGTCGGGCGTTCCCCGGCCGCAATGATCTTGCACGCCTGCTTGATCAGCTCGCGCGAATAGCGATCGGCGGCGTCGGCGAGATTGCGCTGTTCGGTTTCCGACATGAACGGCCACGACTTCGGCTGCGCCTTGAACCAGTCGAGCAGGCTGTCGCGAATGTCGCCGCGAAGCGTTTCGGCTGCCAGCTCGATCAGCGGATTGAAATCTTCCGGCGTATCGTCGGCTTCGTCGGGCAGGTCGTGCTTGGGCATGTCGGATTCCTTTCGGTATGCCGGAAGGCCGTCCGGCTCGGGTTCAGGAATATTTTCGGGAATATTTTTCGCGGGATTGAGAGGCTCGAAACACTCCGGCCCCGGCGGATATCTCGCGTCGTCGCGCTCGATCAGCGCTGCCTCGGCGGGCGAAATGCCGGAGAGTGCGCAGGCGTCCTCAACGCTGCTACCGTCGCGGCGTGCAATGCGATAGGCGCGGAGGTTGAGGGAGCCGCCGGTCACCGCCGAACCTCGGCGACGACAACCTCGCGCGGCGCGATCTGAGCGATACGGCCCGCAGCGATGTCCTGGCGCAACCGCTCGGTCATCTCGGCCACCGTCGCTCGGCGCTTGCGCACGCCGATCAGGGCGAGTTCGCGGGCGGGGTTGTTAGGTGACTGCTTTCGGAAAAAGCTCGTGATTTGCATCAATGCCTCCTGAAAACGATCGAGCGAGTGAAGCCGGGCGTGAAACACAGCGCGCAGGTCGCACAGCACAGCGACGCGCCGGTCTGCGCGGGACAGACCACGCCAAGGGAATCGGTCAGATCGTCGGTCAAATCACTGACGATCGCCGACTTTTCAGGCGAACGACGCCCGGAAACCCGGATTAGGAATCGGTCCCATTGCGACGCGGAAAGCGCCTCGACGGCAGCGCCGATCGGATCAGCGTCGGGCAGTCGCGCGGTGAAGCCGAACACATGCAGCGCGGGAAACTCGTCGAGCGCGCGGCGCCAGAAATCGACATAGGCAACCGAGTAGAAGTCGCCCAGGATATGCAGGCTGACAAGGAAGCCGCGAGGGTGGCGGGACTGTAGTGCCTCAAGCTCATCCCACAACCGAGCCTCAAGCGCAGGCCCGGCGACGATCCGCTGGGCGGCCTGCATGTTGTTGCCGTAGCAGATCGACCAAGCGGCGCAGGTTCGCGGGCACGTCGCGCGCTCCTCGAGGGTCAAGGTGAAAATCGGCCGGCCGCGCAGCCTGCCTTTCTGAACGATCTTGCCGATCTTGCGGCTCTGGTGCCCGTCGATCAGGACGCGCGTGACTTCGCCGACCTCGAAAACGCGGCTCGGAAACAGCGTGCGACCGAACCGATGCGCCGGATCAAGCGCCGACAGGACGACGCCCCGGCCGCGCGGCTCGATCGATTGGTGACGCCGGAGCGCGGACGACTTCACGCGACGGCTCCCTTGCGGATCGAACAGAATTTCTTCGTGCAGAAGGTCGCGGCCTCTTTGCGGACGCGCCGGTCGCACTGATCGCACCACAGCATTTCGGCTTCCGAGCGGTCGGGGGCGACGACGACGGGCGCGCGCAGTCCCGACGGGGCGACTGGCGCCGGTTTCGTCGGTGACGGTGCAGTGCGAGCCGGGGGGCGGGGCGCCGGCTGCAAAGCGACAGCGGGATCGCCCGGCTGGGCGCCCAGCTGCGCGCGCATGATCGCCGCCGCCGCTTCGGCAAAGCGCGTGTTGGGCGACCTTGCCCGGTACAGCGCCACCTTCTCCCGAAACCCGCTTTGACCGATACGCCGCAGGACCGCGATGACGCGATCGTCGTCGCGGCAATGCTCGACGCCGCCCATCGCGGCGGCAAAGACCGTCCCGCAGTATTGCAGCACCTGGCCTGAAAATGCGCTCGCCATGGTGGAAAGCGCGCGGCGGGTTCGTGCCGGTCCAGCGACGCGCCACGCCCGTTCGATTGCCTTCACATTGGAAACCATGCCGGGCTTCCAAGCGGTGCAATTCGTGTGCGGCGCGACGGACAGCCCGAATTCGGTCATCGCTGCCGAGACTGCCAGCGCGGTTTCGTCGCCCGCCGAGATCGCGGCCCGGAACAGGTCGAGCGCGGACAGCGGACGGCGTTCCCGGTTCAGTGCGACGAACGACGCCGCTTCATCAGCGGCACTCGCGTAATTACTGACCACGCAAGGCAGCTGCGGAATGTCGTCCCGCAGCCGGGCAGCCGCCAGCCTGTGCTGACCGTCGACCACCCAAAGACCGCCATCGTCACGACGCGCGACGACGAGCGGCTGGCATAGATCCCAGTTCCAGTATGTCGCGATGCGCCGGACCAAAGAGAGCGATTGCTCGTTGTCCATCGATCGCTGATAGGCCGGATCGATCTGCAGCTGGTCCAGCAGGCAGAATTGCAGCGAAGGCATCACGCCCTGCGCCGGGTTGACCTTAAGCCTGGTCGTTGCCGGGCGAGACATCTATCGGGCTCCTTTCGGCTGATAGCCGCGATCGAGCCGGGCGCGGGCGGCGCTCGCCGTCATGTAGCGGCGGAAGGTTTCGTAGTCGGCGCGCAGCTCGGGCGGGCAGTTCGGCCAGACCGAGTTGGCGGCAATCACCGCGGTGCGCTGGCGTGCCCGGCTCTGTGCCGGCGTCGGGTTCTCCCCGGCGAGTTTCAGGACGCGAAGTACGGCGGGGCGTGTGATCCCATGATCTTCGCCGATCGCTCGCATCGCACGGCCGCGCCTGTAATCGAGCACGATGCGGGCATTGCGGGCGGCGAGGCGGCGCTTCGCCGGAGAAAGGCCATCGCTCGCCCATGCGGGGAAGGTCTCGACCCATCCCGCAGCGAGCGCCCGGTCGATCAGCTCGTAGTCGGTGAGAACGTGCCCGGCGCGGTTCCAATACTGGCCGCGCGCAGCGGCGTCGCCCATCGCTCCGCAGCGAAAGGTCGGCCCGAGCCGCTGCAGATGCTCGGCGGCAAGTTCGACCCGCGAGAATATTTTTTCCCGGAATAGGTAACTTTTTGCGGAACTCCGCAGATTTCCGCCAATTCTGGGGCGTGAGGGCTTTGCTGACGTGTGCGGGGCCATGCCCAGCTCGCGCCGCCAGCGGGTCACCGTCGATAGCGACGACCGGTAGTGCCGCGCGGCCCGCGCCGACCCCATCCGGGCGATGACTTCGGGGAAGTCATGCGGCACCGGGCGGCGACGCTTGACGCAGGTCTTGCACCGTCCCCGCGACGTGGCGCTGATGGGCTTGCCGCAGCCGTTACAGTTCCGCGCGCTCATGGTCGGGCCCGGCGCGCGCCAGCGTTAACAGAAACGCTTACCGCTTCGTTACGGCACAATCCCACAACGGGGCACATCTCCCCGGGCATCGCGCTATTCCTTGTCGCTGAAGGAGTTATCCGCCACGCCATGGTGATCGGCGCGGCGCATCGATTCGGCTCGTTCGTCGGCTGTCCCGGCCGCGCGGCAGGCGGCGTAGGTAAAGAGCGCGCAGATCAGAGACAGCGCGATGTAGAGCGTCAGGGCGGTGATCATGCGGCCGCTTGGGGCGCAAGCGCCTCGACATGTTGCGCGTTGCGAAGCGCGATGGCGCGCTCATTGAGTCCGATTTCCGGAAGCGCGAGAACGCTCGCGCGATGCTCCTCCGGAATGCTGTTGCGCTCAACCCACCCCTGGACAGTCGTGTGGTGACGATGCTGCAGGGCGCGCGCGACAGGGCGGATGCCCCCTCGCTTCATGATGATCTCGGCGTCGCTCATGCCCGCTACGTACGTTCAAAACGTACAGTCGTCAACGTTGAAAACGTACGTACGGTTTGCAAAGGCGATGATATGAGCGACAGACGCACAGTCGGAGAGCGATTGCTTGACCTTAAGCGTCGGGCGGGGGGCGTTTCGCTAGACGAAATCGCGCGCCTTGCGGGCTATAGGGGGCGGTCGTCGGTGCAGGGATATTTCAATGCCGCCTATGATGCGGACTATCTGCCGCCCACTGTTGCCGAAAGGCTCGCGACCGCGCTGGCAACGCGAGGGATTGATCCTGCGGAAGTGTTGGCGATGGCCCGCACGGCGGAAATCCCGTCGGCCAACGGTGTTCCCTTCAAAATGGAGGGTGCGCCAGATATCACCATGCCCAACGACGTGCCCGTTTATGGGACTGCACTGGGTTCCGATGAAATGATCCAAGGTGAGGCGATCGAGCAGACGACGCTCAACCGCGCGGAAACCGTTACATATTTCCGACGCCCCCCGATCCTGGATCGACGTGCCGATGTCTACGGCCTGTTCGTGCAGGGCGCATCGATGTCGCCCCGGTTCGAGCCGGGAGAGGCTGTGTTTGTAGAAGGCAAGAGGCCGCCACGGATCGGCGACGATGTCGTCGTCTATCTTGTCGACGGCGATGACAAAGACCTGCCTACTTCGGTGCTGATCAAGCGCCTGGTTCGACGAACAAGCGCCTTTATCGAGTTGCGCCAGTTCAATCCGGACCTCACTTTCACACTGGATGTCGCTCGCATTTTTCAGGTGCACAGGGTCATACCGTTCGGCGAGCTGTTCGATTAATGTCGTTCTGGACGCACCACGACTGCCCTCGGTGCCGAGAGTCAATGCGGTTCGGTGCCGTAAAATGTCCGCATTGCACGCACGATCTGACGCGAGCCGAATATGATCTGGCGCAGTTCCAGCGCGCGTTCTTGCTGTTGTTGGTCGCCGTCATCGCCGGCGCGTTTCTATACATCGCGCGCGGCAGCGACCGCGGCTCCGGCGCAACAGCGAACGAATCATCGCAAGGTGCGTCCAGCGCACCGAAGGCCCCGCAGATCGAAGGCGACGCTTCGCAGCCTCCGCGCACCCTCACTGTATCGAGCCCCTGCTTGAGCGGGGGCCGGCATCTGGCGTTCGAGCGCATGGTACGCGCAAAGCTTGGTGATCCGGAAATGTTCGAGCAGGTCAGCACGTCAGTCCAGCCACCTGACAAGGACAATCTGCAAGCGATCCTGATCTATTACCGGACCACCGACCCGGACGGTTACGAGGCGAACGGTAGCGCCCTCGGGGCGTTCGATGCGACGACCTGCAAGCCCGAGGTCTACATCGCAAAATAAAAACGTACGTTGCGTACGTTTTTCTGTTGACCACGTACGTACACACGCGTACAACCCTCCCAACGGCACGACGCCGCTGGGAGACACACATTGGCAACTGCCCTTCGCCAGCAACCGATCGAAGCGCGCGACACCGCGCCGCGCTGCAACTGCCACCCGCGCCACCTGACGCTTGCCGAACACCGCGAGCATGCCCGCCGGATTAATGCGGGCAAGGGCGTCAGCAGCCCGCTTTTCAGCGTGACCGAGGATCAGCTGATCGCTTCCTACATGGCGGCGTTCGCGCAGTGCCCGGTGCTCACGATCGAGCGGCAGGATGAGTTCTTCGCGAAGTACGGGCAGCGTCGCGGCGACGACCAGCGGGTGTCGGCATGAGTATCGCCCGCGAAGCCCGGTTGCTTGCTGCGACCGTACCGACAGTCCGCACGATGGCGCATGTGATCTGCGATATCGCCGACGTGAGCCGCGCGCTCGATCGCTTCTTCGCCAGTCCCGACGCGCCCGCATTCAGCGACGACGAGCTGCGAGAATGGGACCGGCTGGACGACCGTCTTGATGCGCTCCGCCGCGAGCTGCGCGAGATGTTCGAGCGCCGCACCGGAGTTACGCTCGACGCCGTTGCCCACGCGATGGGGGGTGTGCTGTGACCGCGCTCGCCACCCTGCTGTTCACAGCGTCCGCGCTGGCGGTCGCGCATGTCATTGCGGCCACGGTCGTTCCGGCGCTGCCCCGGATCGTGGCGTTGCTGCGGGGGGAAGGGTGATGCGCGCTCGCCACGACTACGGCGAGCGTCGGACGGTTCAAGCCGATGGGTTCGACCCGGATGTCCCGGTTGCCGGTTTCTACCGGATGCGGCTGCGCGCCAGCGCGCCCTTTGTCGGGGTGCAGATATGGCACGGCGCGCCGCTTGATCCGGTGACGCTTGAGCCACTGGACCGGTCTCACCGCTGGTGCGCCGCAATCAACGGCGGGCCGGTTGAGATTGGCGAGGTGTGGCCGCGCTGCGCCCGCGATCCGATTGCCGCCGCCGATTACGCCTACCTCACAACTCTTCAGGGCTGGGCTGCGCGCAACGCGCCGGAAAGCCCGCTCGCCGACCCGACGCGCCGCGTCGATCCGCTTACCGCTCCACTGCCGTTTTGAAAGGAACACCGATGTCCATTGTCACCCGTCCGCGCGAAGCTGATACTGCCCCTCCCAACGTCAAGCCTTTCCCCAAGGCGCCCGCCGCGCCCGGCAGCGTCGCCGGTCATAATCGCCCGCCGCTGGACATCGAAGCGCGTGCGACGTTCGATGATGCGCTCGACCAGCGCGACGGGTTCCGCGACCGGATCAAGGCCCTGATCGGCGCCGCCGACCGCGCCGTTGCGACCGACGAGGACACTGCCGGCAAGTGCGGGGAACTGGTAAAGCAAATCCGCGCCGCGACGAAAGTGGTCGAGGATGCCCACACCACCACCAAGGCGCCCTATCTCGCCGCCGGACGAGCTATCGACGCGGCCAAGAATGAGCTGGTGACCCCGCTCGACGCAGCAAAGCGCCAGGTCGAGGCCAAGCAAACCCAGTTCCTTCGCGAGCAGGAGGCGATCCGGCAGGCGGAACTGCGCCGCCAGCGTGAGGCCGAGGAAGCGCGGCGTCGGGCGGAAGCCGAGCGGCTCGCGGCAGAGCGCGCGGCACAGCAGGCCGACGATGAAGCGGCGCCGATTGTCGACGAACAGGTTTTCTCGCCGCCGCCCGCGCCGGAGCCCGAACGCGCGATCATCCGGGGAGACTACGGCGCCGCCGTCTCCGGCACCAAGGTCTGGCTGTGCCAGGTCGAAGATTATGAAGTCGCGTTCATCGCCGTCGCCAACAACTCCAAGGTCCGCGAAGCGATCGACACCGCCGTCAAGGCGATGGTGCGCGGCGGCGTCCACGAAATTCCCGGCGTCCGCATCTGGGCAGACATCAAGGCCAGCAACCGCTGATTTTCAAGGAGCAATAGAACATGGGAACCGTACAGACCGCCCGTAGCCGCGCATTGGCCGCGCAGGACGACGCGATTGCCAGCAACGTCGCGAAGATCGAAGCCGCAAGACAGTCGCGCGCGACTGCTATCGACCTGATGGCGTCGCGCCTCAACGTCACGACTTCAACGCTTACCGGCACGCTCAAAAACACCGTTTTCAAGGGCGCCAGTGACGCTGAATTTGTCGCGCTGGTGCTGGTCGCCAATGCCTACGGCCTCAACCCGCTGACGAAGGAAATCTATGCATTTCCAGCCAAGGGCGGCGGCATCATCCCCTATGTCTCGATTGACGGCTGGGTCCGCATCGTCAACGAACACCCGGCTTTCGACGGCATCGAATTCAACGATATCGTTGACGAAAAGGGCAATCTCTACGCCATCGAATCCGTGATCTATCGGCGCGACCGCTCGCGCCCGATCAAGGTCACCGAATACATGGACGAATGCCGGGGGCAGGGCCCGTCATGGCAAAAGACACCAAAGCGCATGCTGCGCCACCGCGCCATGATCCAGGGCGCACGCATCGCGTTCGGGTTTTCCGGCATTTACGCCGAAGGCGACGAACCCATTGGCTATGTCCAGCAGGACGGCGGCGAGACGGCGCGCAGCGTGACTTTACCCACGCGACAGCAGCTTGCCGAGCACGTCAATTACGATCCGGAAACCGGCGAGATTGACGAAGCTGCGGCTCGCGCGCTCGACAGCGAAAGCTTCGCCGCAATGGAAGGGCGCTCCACCGCCGACCACGGCGACCAGTTCACGACCGAAGACGTCGCTACCGCCGACGACCTGATCGCCCGCTGCGCTCGCGCCACGGTGCTGGCGGACGTGAAGGCTGTCGAAGCCTCGCTTGAAACCGCGCTGCTGCCCGACGTGCTTGCCGGCAAGGTGGAGGATGCGCTTGCGGCGGCTCGCGTTCGCATCGGGGGCAATAGCCGCTGATCGAATTGAGGCGCGGTCAAACTCCCGCCGCGCCTCACGCACGCAGCCGGGGCCGTGCGAGCCCAGAAGCCCCGGCACTTTTTTCGACAGGACGCACCATGTCACACTGGCCCGAACTCACCCCAACTGCCGCCGCTGCAATCGTCGCGGAGGCCTTCGCGCGGCATTTCGACCGCATTCTCGGCGCCGCGAACAAGCCGGTCGCCGATCTGCACGAGCAGGCCCGCGCGATGAAGCCTGCCGTGATGGACGCCTTCGAGGAAGCTTACCGCATGGGGGCCGAGCATCGGGCGGCGCATCTGGCGCAGACGTCGGCGCGCAAGGTGACGGTGCAGTGATGAAGGGAACCAGCCAGAGGAAAGCCGCATGACCGCCTTTCTCGCCACCGGCCTGTTCATCGACGGCTTCGCGGGCGGCGGCGGTGCGTCGACCGGGATCGCGCAGGCGATCGGCCGCGACGTCGACATCGCCGTCAACCACAGCCCCAGCGCGATCGCGATCCACAAGGCCAACCACCCGGCGACCGAGCATCACTGCCAGGACATCCGCATCGTGTGGCCCACCGCTGCCACGCGGATGCGGCCCGTCGCCGGCGCGTGGTTCAGCCCCGATTGCAAGGAGCATTCGAAGGCGAAGGGCGGGCCGGTGAAGGATCGCAACATCCGCCAGCTCCCGTGGGAAATCCTGCCCTGGCTCGAGGAGACTCGCCCGACGGTCTGCTACGTCGAGAATGTCGAGGAAATGCAGCAATGGGGGCCGCTCGATGCCGACGGCCATGTCATCAAGGAACTGCGCGGCACCGAGTTCAAGCGCTGGATCGGCGCTATCCGCCGCCTCGGCTACCGCGTTGCGTGGCGCGAGCTGCGTGCCTGCGATTACGGCGCGCCGACCAGCCGGAAAAGGCTCTACATCGTCATGCGTTGCGACGGCCTGCCGATCGTCTGGCCCAAACCGACGCACGGGCGCCCCGACAGCCCCGGCGTGCGCAGCGGCAGGTTGCTGCCGTGGCGCACCGCGGCGGAATGCATCGACTGGTCGATCCCCTGCCCCTCGATCTTTGATCGCAAGCGCCCGCTGAAGGATGCCACCAATCGCCGGATCGCGGCGGGCGTGATGCGATATGTGGTCAACGCGGCGAAGCCGTTCATCGTGCCGGTGACGCACCAGGGCGGCGTGCGTGTGCATGACATCGACGAACCCGCGCGCACCGTCACCGGCGCGCACCGCGGCGAACTGGCGGCGTGCGATGTCGAGCTTGCTCCGCACATCACCAAGTTCCACAGCACCAGCGTCGGGGCGGATATGCAGGCGCCCATGCCGACGGTCACCGCCAACGGCGCCCCGGCGCGACCAGCAGGCGCGACGCCGCTCGGCATGGTCGGCGCGACGCTCGCCCCCTTTGCCAGCTACGGTCAGCACGGCGGCCGCAACCGTCCGATCGACGAGCCGCACCACACGATCGCGGCGTCTAAGAAGGACACTAACGGCTTGGTGGCGGCGGCGATGGCCCCGCTGCAAAACGGTGAGCGCCGACCCGGCGAGAACCCGCGCAGCCAGGCACTCGACGCGCCGATGTCGACGATCGCCACGGGCGGCAAGCACGCGGCAATCGCGGCGACGATGGTCCAGACCGGCTACGGCGAGCGACCCGGCCAGGCCCCGCGCGCGCTGGACGTCGAGAAGCCGCTCGGCACGCTCGTCGCCGGCGGCGGCAAGCACGCAGCCGTCACCGCGTTCCTGTCGAGCTTCTACGGCAGCGACCGCAACAACGGTGGCGGCGATCCGACCGCACCGTCTAAGACAGTTCGCGCCGGCGGACAGCATCACGCGATCGTCACTGCCCACATCGAACAGGCGAACGGCGGGCCGCACAATGCCAACCTGTCGGGCCGCGATGCGCGGCGCCCGATGTCCACCGTCACCACGACCGGATCGCAGCAGCGCATCGTCGAAACCACGCTGATCGAAGAAGGCGCGCTGCCCCCGGCAATGATGGAGCGCGCCGTCATGGTCGCCGCGTTCCTGATCAAATATTACGGCAACGAAAGCGGCGGGCACGGCCTGTACGAACCGATCGACACGGTGACGACCCGGGATCGCTTCGCCGTCGTGACGGTGACGATCGACCAGGCCACCTATGTCATCGTCGACATCGGCCTGCGCATGCTGAAGCCGCGCGAGCTGGCCAACGCGCAGGGCTTCCCCGCCGATTACATCCTCGACCCCGTCGTGCCGAAGGTGAGGCGCGGCAAGCTGGTCCACGAACCGCTCACGATCGCCGAGCAGATCAGCGCGATCGGCAACAGCGTCTGCCCGCCCGTCGCCCGTGCGCTTGTCGCGGCGAACCAACCCGGCGTCGCCGAACTGCGGAGGGCAGCATGACCGCCGTGATCCAGAAAATCCCCGGCCACGCGCACATGGCAAAGGTCCGCGACGCGCGCGAGCAACGCGGCCTGCCGGTGACGCTGGGCAAGCATCCATTCGCCTCGCTGCCGTTCTGGACGGGGCAGGGACGGTGAAGCTCCACCCCCGCCAGCGGGATCACCTGCGCGGCAAGCTGGCGATAGTGCCGCGCGGAAAGGAATGACGATGGCCGATAACACCAAGATCGAATGGGCCGATGCCACGGTCAATGCCGTCAACGGCTGCTCGGTTGTCTCGCCGGGTTGCACCAATTGCTACGCGATGCGCCTCGCAGGCACGCGGATGAAGCACCACCCGACGCGCGCCGGGTTGACGATCGACACCAAGGCGGGGCCGGTCTGGAACGGCGACGTGCGGCTGAACGAGGCGGCGCTGCTGCAGCCGCTCGCGTGGAAACGTCCGCGTCACATTTTCTGGAACGCGCACGGCGATCTGTTCCACGAGAAAGTGCCCGATGAATGGATTGACCGCGTTTTCGCCGTCTGCGCGCTGACGCCGCACCACAAGCACATGATCCTCACCAAGCGATCGGCGCGGATGCGGGGGTTCCTTTCCGCGCCGATGTTGCGGAAACAAATGCGTGGCGATTTCATCCGCCAAATTGCGATGGACAATGGTCTAGGGCCGCACATTCCTGCCGCAATGTGGGCAGAGCAACCCCTCCCCAACGTCTGGCTAGGCGTGTCGGTCGAGGATCAGCAACGCGCCGACGAACGCATCCCCGATCTGCTCGCCACTCCCGCCGCCGTGCGCTTCCTGTCGTGCGAACCTTTGCTGTCGAGTGTGGACCTGACTTCGATCCAATTACCGGGATTTCCGCCGCTAAGCGCATTCGACGCGACGAACTGGACGGGTGGAGGCATCGACTGGGTCATTGCAGGCGGCGAAAGCGGCCCCGGCGCGCGCCCGATGCACCCCGACTGGGTCCGCTCCCTGCGTGACCAGTGCAAGGATGCCGGCGTCGCGTTCCACTTCAAGCAATGGGGCGAGTGGGCTCCAAGCCCATCGGATTTCGCGGGCATCACCTTCTGCGAAGGCACCGGCCCGGCGTGCGTTGCGTGGCCAGATGGCACGGTCCGGTACGGTAATGCCGAGGAACACGGCGGACCAGGTCGGATGCTTCGCCGCACTGGCAAGCGTGTCGCCGGTCGCCTGCTCGACGGCGTGCAGCATGACGGGGTGCCAGCATGACCCCCGCCCATGACTGACCTAACCACCCGTATCGCCGCGCTCGAAGCGGCAGGCAGTTGGCGGACGGTGCCCGTTGAGCCGACCGAGGCGATGCTTGAGGCGGGCGCGGACAATCTTTTCGCTTCCGCGTCGGAGAACTCGGCCGATGAAGCGCGTATTATTTGGTCTGCAATGCTCTCCGCCGCACCGCAACCGGGGGGCGACGCTCTCCCCATCATCCGAGAGCAACAGGCGGAGATCGCGCGGCTGAAAGACGAACTCGACACATGGCAATCGGTGTTTCCCGATATCGTGCCTGACAGGGTGTTGCCAGATCGTTCGCTATTGGAGGCGGAGATCGCGCGGCTGCGGGATGTATTCCGTTTGGCGGTTGATGTGGACGCGGCGTTGTTCTTGTCGGCTGAATACAAACCAGAAACAACTGTTGGCGAATTTTTCAAAAAGGCCAAGCCGGTCGCGGCGTTGCGGGCGTATTTTTTTGACAATCAAGATACTTTGCCCGCCCTCAATGAAAGGACCGACGCATGACCGAGCGCGGCATTATCCTGCGAGGGGTGGCGGCAACGTTTTACGGGATCGCGATGCTACTCGGCATCGTGCTGACGCCTTTCGCGGTTGCCATGATGTTGCTTGCCGACATCTCCCGCAACCTATCGGAGCGCGGCAAGTGAGCCGGTACGCAGCGACGACCGAGGTAAGCGCCAGCCGGTCGCGCGACGAAATCGAGCGCACGCTGACGCGGTACGGCGCCGATCAGTTCCTTTATGGCTGGCAGGATGACGCAGCGGTGATCGGCTTTCGGTTTAACGGACTGAGGGTAAAGTTCGTGCTGCCCTTGCCCAGCAAGACCGAACGCCGGTTCACGCATCATTCGAAAGGTCCGCGCACGCCGGAAGCTGCGGCGAAGGAATGGGAGCAGGCGACTAAGCAGAAATGGCGCGCGCTCGCCCTGGTCATCAAGGCCAAGCTGGAAGCTGTCGAAAGCGGCATCAGCGTTTTTGAAGACGAGTTTATGGCAAATATCGTGCTACCTGATGGCGGTTCGGTAGGCGATTGGATGCGCCCGCAGATCGCAGAAGCCTATCGGATCGGGACTATGCCGCCGATGCTCCCCATGCTGCCAGCACCGGAGCGCGGCAAGTGATCTGCGTTGTCGCGGCCATCCACGACGGCGACGGCCCGATCCACTGCGCCAACGGCGTCGCAATTCGCATCGCTGGAATCCAGGCACCGGACTTTGAAAGCGCATCGCCATGTCGCCAGCACAAGCCGGGGTATGTCTGTGACGATGCCAAGGCCGAAGCGTCGCGGTTGATCCTCATGCACTTGATCTATCGCCAGACGCTGGTGTGTGAGCCTTTGGCGAGGTCTCACAAGCGCGTCGTGGCGCGCTGCACCTTGGCTGACGGACGTGATCTGCGGTGCGCGATGATCCGCGCTGGCGGGGCTGTGGAGTGGCCGGAGTATCGCGAGCGCTATGGTCTGGAGCCTTGCCCCAGGTGAGCGCGCTCGACCGCCTCGAAAAGCTGCCCGACTGGCCTGCGCGCATGACCGCGCCGGTCGCGGCGGCTTACATGGATTGCTCGCTCGCCACCTTCCTCAAACGGCATGGCGCGCTTGGCGTCAAAGAGGGCGGCAACACCTATTGGTCGCGCGCCCAGCTCGATCAATTGATCCTGCGCCAGTTCGACCTACAACAGGTCGCCCCGGCAGCGAGCAGCCCCTATGATTCGTGGAAGGCCGGGAGACAGAGAGCATGATGCCCGCTGGCCTTCATATCGTGTCGAAGCGCAGGCCCGGAAAGCCGGTGATCCACTATGTCTATGCATGGCGTGGCGGGCCGCAGATCGCGAAGAAGGAAGGCGGCACCAAGCCCGAGCCGACGGCCGCACTGTGCGACCTGGCAGCCGAGAGGCGGCGGCAGAAAGCGCCGATCGCGACCGACACGCTGGGCGGGCTGATCGACGCTTATCAGGCATCGGCGGAGTGGGGGCGGCTCGCGAAGAAGACGCAGAGCAATTACGACCACTGGCATCATCTGATCGTGAAAGAGTTCGGGCGCATGCCGCTTGCCGTCCTGCAGGATCGGCGCGTTCTGGCCGATGTCCTCGAATGGCGCGACCGCTGGGCCGACAAGCCGCGCAGTGCCGACATGGCGATGCAGTCGTTCTCGGTGGCGCTGTCGTGGGGCGTCTCGCGGGGCAAGCTGCCGGTGAACGTGCTGATCGGCGCGACCAAGCTCTATGACGTCGATCGCAGCGACATCATTTGGGAGCCGGCGCACTTTGAAGCGTTTGCGAAAGTGGCGGAGCCCGAGGTGCAGGAAGCCGTCGATCTGGCGGCGGCAACCGGGCTGCGTCGCGGCGATCTGGTGAGATTGCCCTGGTCGGCGATCGGCGATCACGCGATTGTCTGGAAGACCGGCAAGAGCCGGGGGCGAACACTGGTCACGATCCCGCTGCTGCCCGAAGCCCGCGCGGTGCTGGCGCGGATCAGGGCCCGCCACGCTGCCGAGATGGCGCGCAAGGTTCCGTCGAAGCGCAAGCCGCTCCCCGAGACCGTGCTATCGAACAGCCGGTGGCGCTCGTGGACCGCGACGGGGCTGGGCAGCCAGATCACCAAGACCAAGAACGAGGCGGGGATCGACGTCCATCTGCACGATCTGCGCGGCACCTTTGCGACGCGCTGCATGATCGCCGGACTGACGGATCAGGAGATTGCCGACATGCTCGGCTGGGCAACCAAGGACGTGGCGGCGATCCGCACGAAGTATGTGAGCGCCGCCCGCGTGGTCATCGCGATAGGGGAGCGGATCGCGGCGGCAGGGAAGGGGTGA